TGCAAAGTATACAGATCAATAGTTCCCTGATCTACACTTTCCTTGTGCGAATTGTCTGCCTCAAAATCATTTCCGGCATCTTCGGCCCACACAATATAAGGCGACTGGCTATTCGGCGGAGCATGATAATGATAAACCGCATCCGTAAGCGCTGTAAGTGCGTCCTGTATGATGTTAAGGCGATTCAAGGCTTTCAATCCTTTCAAGCGTCAAATCTGTCACAGGCTGTCCGTCCTCGTCAAGAAGCTGCTGCACTTGTATGATTTTGTAAGGCCCAGCATCTGCCTCGTCTAAAACCGGTTGCAAAACGCACCTATCAGCATTTGTTACAGCAGAGCAGCGCTGAATCTCAATTAGCAAATCCGCTTTGTCGTCGTGAGCTGCGGCTGTCCAGTATCTTTGGATTCCGACGGTTTTGTCCCCGTAGTAGCTCTCAAAAAGCTTGGTCTGCCATGACGGTTTCGGCATCTGTCCTTGTTGCGCAGTATTGCTGTACTTGTAAATTGTGGCAATTCCGCTATCAAGTAGCATTATTGCTCACCGCCTTTGCCGAAAAAATCCGGTTGTTCAGCGCCCACCGCAGCATACGAGGCATAGGTTCAGCAGTTGCGCGCTTGCGGAACAGATAGGCAGCATACATTACAACAAGCTGTCCATCCTCAGCAGAAAACGGTTCCTGCAGCGTCACGCCCTCACGGGCGATCAGCTGCAGGGCCGCGTTAATAAGCTGGGTGAGTTGTGCAGTACGGGTGGCGTCAGGCTGCAAAATGTTGAGGTCTGCCTGTAATAGCGTCAAAAGGTCTTCCTGCGTCACCTGTCACACCTCCGATCAGCCGCCGGCCTTGGTCACCTGCACGGTGTAGACGCGCACGGCATTGCCCTGGGTCACAGTCACGGTCAGCGGGTGCGCCTGGCCGTCGGTCAGCCAGGTGACGGTGCCGCCGTTGCGCACGTTGTTGCCATTGTAGCTGATGGCCACCTGCGCGCTGGCATGTGCCGGGGTCGCCTCGATCTTGTCGCTGGCGTTGGACGCAGCGGCGATGGTATAGGCGTAGGTGTCAGCATCAAAGCCAGGATTCAGGCTTTCAGAGCCAATAACCAAGCCGTTCAGCATCGCGTTGTTGGCGTTGTCGGCCGCAAAGGTCATGGCGGTGGTCACGCTGGTGTTGTTGATGTTGATTGCCACAAAAGCGCCCGGGATCACGGGCTGGCCGTCGGCACGCTGCTTAGCCTTGAAAACGGTGTTATCCTGGATGAACTGCACCTCGCGGCTGCTTTCGATGGACATGCCGCTGCGAACAGCCAGCAGATACAGGTCGCCGTAGCCGCCCACGATATCGCCGTCCGGCATGAACTCCAGCACGTCCACGTCGCCGTCGATGATGGGCATAACGCCGTTGAAGCGCGCCAGCAGTTCGCCGGACGCCGCGAAGGTGATAAGCTTGGACTTGAGGGTGGCCAGGGTCTTGGAGTTCATCGCCCAGAACTGGGTGCCGCGGGCATACTTGGTGTAGGTGTTGCCGGCGGCCACAGCCAGTGCGGCCCAGAAGTCCACGGCCGTGGCGGAGGAATCAATCTGGATGATGTTGGTGGTGTGCAGATCCACCCAGGCAGGTGCGTTTGCCGGGTAGTTGTCAGGCTGCGCGGTCTGCGCCAGGCGGGTCACAATACCCATGGGCATATTAGACGCGGCGCCTTTGCCGTACAGGATGGCCTTGTCCATAGCCAGGCCGATGGACTCGGACAGCATTTCCACGATCCACCCGGCCAGGTCGATGTCGTTGTCATCTAGCACGGAGTTGCATACGGGCACATAACCAGCAACCTTGTAGCCGTCCAGAGTCACCTGGTTGAATACAAAGGTCAGCTCGTTGATGGCGCCGCACATCTCAGTCCACACAGCTTCGGGCACGGTGCCGGCGATGGTCTGTCGGGCCTGGCCGCTTACGGTGCGGTAGCGCACGCGGTTCATCAGTTTGGAGTATCGGAACATGTTCTCCGCGATCAGCTCCAGGAACACGACCGGGATGGTCAGTTCGGCGCCGGTGACATCGCGGGTCTGTCCCTTCATGCCGCGAAGACGGGTCATAAATTCCTTGACTTCGCTGCGCTCGATAATAGCAGACCGCTGTTCTGCGGACAAGGCGTCAAAAGCGCGCTGTCCATCGGGAAGGCTACGGATATTGATTTTATCCATGTGCATATCATTCCTTTCTTTGGGCTTTGTGTTTTCGATGTTCTGAGGTTCCGGGGCTTTACGCTCGGCAGCGTCCAGCTGAGATTCCAGGTCTTCAATCTCGCTCTGGATTTTCGCCTTGTTGGCCTCATGATCGGCTTTGTCTGCATCAAAAGATTCAACCTCGTGCGTTACGGCCTCTTCCTCTTCCGGAGTATTGGCCTCGTCAATAGCCTTTTCCAGCTCATCCTCGCGGGTCTGAAACTCCTGGTCTTTGGCTCGCAGCTGTTCCAGCTCTTCTTTTTTCTTGTCGATGCTGCGGCGCAACATAATGGTCTTAAGAGCCATGTTTTTCTCCTTTCAGGCGGGCACGCATTTTGTCCCGCCATGCTTCTCTTTGTTTTTCGCGAATGTCTACAAGCTCGTGCTTGCGGGCTTCAACTGCCGTATCTTCATAGGCCGGAAAAGTGACGACAGAGACCTCGTACAACTTTACCTTTCTGATATGCCATACAGTAGGTCCGTCTTCTCTGTATTCGACATCTTGCTCAACAATGTCAAATCCAAAGCTGCATTGACTGACATCGCCGCGTTTTACGCGCTCGTACAGGTTCATCGCGTCCTGGTCGGCCTGGTTGATGGTGATACGGCCCCACAGGCCGCGTTCATCTTCGCGCAGCTCCAGAGTTCCGGATGTGGTCCGCCCCAGCACCAAGGTACTGTCATGGTTCACCAGAGCTCGCACATCCTGTGTCGTTTGACCTTCAAAGGCTCCGCGCTCGATGGTCTCATAGGCTTCATCCCACAGCCAGTATCGACTGTCAAACACCGAAAAGTAACCTTCGATGTAAAGGTTCCCGTCCTCGGCCCTGGTCTGAAATGCGCCATGCTGGGCGGTTGCGGTTCTTTTGCAAATCATTTACTCACCTCCGTTCAGTTTATTTTGCTGGCCAATCATTCCGGCCGGAATGTAGTTTTCCAAAATTACAAGTTCGTTGAGCCCCGGCAAAGGAGAAAGACCGATCCAATCGCGCACTTCGTTGCCAGTCATAATGCCACGGATGTATTGATCGTCTGCCACTTGTGCCATGTCTTTAAGATCGTAGTTGTAAAGACTTCTGGAATTGAACCGGAAAAACCTGTTTGGGCTGTAAAGCAGTTTTTTGGTTAGCTCTTGTTCCATCATGCGGGCAATAGGCATGATTCTGGACTTTATGAAATTGTTCCACTCGTCGCGCTTAAAGTCGCCAACACCCAAAACAAAAGACGGAACCCCTAAAATAGAGGCGACCGTCTTTTTGTCAAGCGTTACCATGTCTGCAAGAGCAAGGTCGGAAAGCGTAAGCGGCTTTACTTGCTCGACTTGGAAATTTTCCGCAGGGATAATCCAAGGAGTTCCCGGCTCTTGCGTGGAAAGATAGCTGTTAAGCAGATTTTGTCGTCCTTCCGGGCTTGAAAACTCATCAATTAAAGCGTCTACTTTGACGATAATCGAAGGTTTCCACTTGGACGACATAAACCCTTGCTCTGTCGCTGCGGCCTGTTTAAGGCTGTTTGCAACATCCGCAAGAGACACTTGAAAGCCTTCTCCTTTCCACGGATAATAGCTTCCTGGGTTAATTGCAAAGTGCAACATTTCGTCCGGAGCGTATTCTTTTCCGTCGGCAATGATTTTGTATCCCCATCCATCCGGGATGAAAGATACAAGCGCCGGTGGAATCGGCACCAGATCCCGGAGAATCCCGCGCCTGGTGTCCGGCCACACGACCACATTTCCCCGCCCATCCAGAAACAGGTTTTTCACGATCCACTGGATGAAGTTGGAGCGGGTCATATAGCTGTTCGGGTTGACGTCCACCTTCTTTGCCAGCTCGTCCCGAATGCGGATGTCCCCATCCTCTGCATTCTCCATCAGGTAGATGGTCATGCTTCCGATCAGGCGGGCAATTGTGTCCACTGCCGCCACGATTTCCGGGTTTCTGTCCAGGCTTGTGTACCCCAAACAGGTGATCTCCTCCCACCCGGCGCCGTTCACCATGACCACGCTGCGCTTTTGTGTGGGCTCTGCCCTCGCCTGCGGGCGAGGGCGATTGTTATGTTTTCCCATTGTTTTTCCTTTCGCTCAACTTTTTTACAATCTGTTTTTCGCGCTCGGACAATTCACAGACATACGCTGCCGCTTTCTCGGCTGCCGCTTTCTCGGCTGCCGCTTTTGATGCTTGTTCATGCCGTGCAGCGGCTTCATCGGACAAAAGCAGCCCGCCGCCAAAGATAGCTTTTCCGGAATCTTTCTGTGCGTCCATCTTTGACACCATGACACACTCCGACTTCCTGATTTTGAACTCAACCCCGTGCTTGCTGTATCTATTAAGAAGGGCAGCGGTGACAATGTGCCACGGGTAGACATACTTGGTGACTTGTTTTACTGTTTCTTTTCTGATCTTTTTAACCGCATCGTTTACAGCTTTTCCAAGACTTGGAGCGGTCTGCAAAACCGTTTCGCCGTCTCCCAGATTGGTGACAAACCCGGTGCACACATTTGCGCCGTTTTCGTACACGATATTGGCATCGCACACAATGTGGTTCATCCGCATACAGACATTTTTCCCGGCCAGCGCGGTCAAGGATGGCGCAAACAAAAAGAACTTAATACCGCGGTCAAGATACCACTCGCAGATTTTGGACAGAATAGAAAACGGCGGATTGTCTACCACAACGCATCCATTCGCGTACTCCGCCATTTTGAAATCCGCCCCGGGCCAAAACGGGCGGACCACCAGAGACCGGTCGATCCCGTATTCATCGCACACCCACCCAAGGACGGCGTCATACACCAACGGTGGCGTGAAGCAGTCGTCGGTGGTCAACTTTGGTTTAAATTTCTCTACAAATTCTTCGTACGATTTGCTTTTCATTTCCCCCACCAATCCTTTCCTTTCTTTTGGCGTTCCATGTTGTCAAGATACCGGATACAGGCGAACACGGACGCATCAAACAGGTCAATTCGGTGCTCCGGCTGCACCTTGTCGTACTGGATCATGTCGTC